CTAAATAGGTGCTGTGGTTTGATGTGGTGGGGCCGGTTTCGGCTGGCCCCTTTTTTTAATAAATCTCTATGCTATACAATCTACTAATTGACTGGGAGGACCAGACCTCCGAATCGGGGTTGACTGAGCCCTTAACCGTTGCCGAGGTAAAAAACTATCTCAGGCTCGAGGGGTTTATTGATCAGTCCGAAAGTATCTCATCTGACTTTAATGATGATGATGCTTTGATAGCGGAACTTATCCGGTCAGCTAGAGAAAGGATTGAGGAGTTTACTGGCCTGAGCTTAATCCCTAAGACATGGGAGATTGAGTTCACTAACTTGGCTGGCAACTTTGAGATTCCCTTTGGTCCGGTAAATACCATCATCAACGTAAAAGATGATGAGGGGGATAGTATCAGCACAGATGATTTTGAGGTCTCTTTGAATGGCCGACTCTTAAAGACACCCAAGTATGAAAATATGACCATGCTCTACGAGGCTGGTTTTATCAACTTACCTAAGGGTCTAAAGGATGCTATGTACAAAGAGGTGGCTTACAGATACACTAATAGAGGGGATGAGAATGTCGATGGCATGAGCCGCGAGGCCATGAATTTGGCATCAAGATATAAAACTGTTAACTGGTTAGGATGATAGGTAACCTAAAGCCCATAAAGCTGCTAAAATATACCCAGACCATTGATGCCAATGGAGATGCTACCGAGTCGGTGGCTACAACCTACAAGATGTGGGCTGAGGTAGAGGATGGCGGTGGGTCTAGAAGTCAAGCGGATGGTCGGACAGAAATGTCAGATACTAAAACCTTTAGGCTGCCTTTTAGAGGGTACAATATCACCCCAGATTACAGAATAGAGTATTTTGGACAGACTTATTCAATTGGTAGTGTCCGTAGGATAGATGAGAAGCGATTTTATTGGGAGGTAACTGCATTAGCAATTTTTGAGCTTGATTAAGGTTAATGTCATTGGGTTGGATGCGTTGAAAGGTCGCATTGCAACAGCTAGTAAAGAGGTAAAGACAGAGGTCGATGCTGAGTTACAAGCGGCAGCCATTGAGTTTGTAGGCCTAGCCAAAAGAGATTTAGCCAGTCAGGGGGGAGATAGGGGCACTTTGTTAAGGTCAATAACCCAAAGCAAAGTCGGAGACATGGTTTACGAGGTTTCTGCTAACACCTTTTATGCTCCATTTATCGAGTTTGGCACTAAGACCAAATTCAACCCATACCCAGGGACCGAGGAGTATGCCAGCCAATTTAAGGGGGCAAAAGGATCGGGAACTTTGAAGCTGATAGATGCTATCAAAGGATGGGTAAAAAGAAAGGGGATTGCAAAGGGTAAAGAGGCAGACAGAGCAGCCTTTTTGATTGCTCGGTCTATATTTAGAAAGGGAATAAGCCCTAAGCCTTTTTTCTTTAAGCAGATACCCATAGTTAGAGAGAGATTAATAACGAATGTAACAAGAGTATTAGATGGCATTTAAGACCGCACTATACGACCTAAAAACAGAATGGTACAAGACCCTCGATGGGGTTATCTCTGTGCCAGTCTATAAGGATGCTGTGCCTTTGTCTCAGAATGGCAACTATGTACTAATAAGGTCAGAGGGTAGTACCCAGACAGACCTCAATAACTCTGCATTTTTTCAGTCTGCTATTATTGTGGTGGATATTTTAACTAAATTCGCTACATTAGGGAATAGTAAGACTGCTTACGATATAGCCCAAGAGATTTACGATGAGATTATTCTTGGTCCTAATTCTTTTGGCATAACCATACCAGACCATCAGATAACACAAATCACCATACAATCAGAGACCGAACTTTACGAAGATGATGGCTCTGAAAAGACATTTAGGCTTTTACTCAGATATGAGCATATTCTTAATCAAAATTAAATAAAAACAAATGGCAGATGCTACAACAATCTCCGGCAGTGTGATGTTTATCGAATACTCAGACAGCCCGAGTAGTGCAAGAAAGTCGGCTGTTTGCCAGAGTGAGGGATCATTCGATGGCAGCCGCAACGTAGTTAGTGATGAGACTAACTGTGGAACTTTGAAAGTATTAGGACCTCAGAACAACCGTTTCACCTTGAATGCGGTAGTTGACACAGTTCCTGATGCTAACGAGGCTTCGTTCAATGATTTCCAAACTCTGTATGCCAACAACACTAAAAAGTACTGGCATCTTACAGATTCAGCCGAGACTATCTATCATGGTGGCTACGGTTGGATTTCAGCTCTTGGTCAGCAGAATGTTAGCGGTCAGACTGCTAAATTCACAATGACCATCGAGATTGAGGGAGACATTGATACAGAACCAGCAAGCTAATAACACATGAAACAAATCACACACACAATCGGAGGTAAAGAGGTTACATTGGATGTCGGTAAGATGTGGTTCTCAAAGTTCTACGGAGAGGCTACATCTTCTGACCCTTTGTTAATGTCCGAGCTTCTAAGCAAGCCCGACAAGCAATTTGATTTTATTTGTGGTCTCGTTTATGGTGGGTTAAACTGCTATAACAAGGTCAATGGCATCAAGGATTTTATTCCTATTGAGCAGGTCCAAGAGTGGGTCGGTGCAATGGATGAGACCGATGCTGCCAGTCTTATCAATAAGTTTGTAGAGGCTAATAAACCTAAAGACCAGGGGGAAGCCCCAACCCAAGTGGCAAATCCTTAACTTGGGATGAGATGAGGTCGGAAGCCTTTGGCCAGATTGGTCTGCTTCCGGTTGACTTTTACGGTTTGGAGGTCGATGAGTACCTTTTGCTAAGAAAGGGCTATATCGAAAAGGTAAAGACAGAGTCTATTCTATTGAGGTTTCAGACAGCTTTAATATGCGAGGCTCTGATAGGTAAAGGGAATGGAGCTAGGTTTGTCATGGATAGCTGGCAACTTGAATCTAAGACAGATTTAGATCAAGAGCAAATCAGGGCACTACTAAAGGCCAAGAAAGAAAGAGAGGCTTTACGAAGGCTAAAAACGAAGCAGAATGGCTGAGATGCAAATAAAGATAGCGGCTGATGTCAGTAGTGCGGTTAGCGGTTTAGATAAACTAAACAAGGAGCTAGACCAGACTGCTAAAGATGCTGTCCAGTTAGGCAATGCGGTCGATAATGCTGGTCAAAAGATTAGGACCTTACCGAATGTAACAGGCCAAGCCACATCTACCTTAACGAACTTTAGCCGAGTGGTGCAAGATGCGCCATTTGGTCTTATTGGTATAGCCAATAACATTGACCCTTTAATTAGCTCATTTAATCAACTTAAAGCCACTACTGGAACTACCGGAGGGGCTTTTAAGGCTTTATTAAGTCAGTTGGCTGGTCCTGCTGGTATTGCTTTAGCGGTTTCTACGGTTACATCATTACTCATTACATTTGGGGATAGGTTATTTAGCTCTAGTCAATCTGCAAAGCAATTGGCCGAGCAGAGTAAGAAAGTAGCTGATGAGCAAAGAGCTATATTTGAGGGCATAGCCAGAGAAAGGGTAGAGATTGATAAGTTAATTATTGCCCTAAATTCAGAGAACACAACAAGGGGCCAAAAAGAGGGAATACTTAAAAAGCTCAGAGCTATTAACCCTCAGTATTTTGGCGATCTTAAAAACGAGGAAAATCTAGTTAATGCGCTTAGCTTAGCCTATCAAAAATATACGGCTAGCTTGGTGGCAAGGTCCGAGGTCGCTATTTTGACCAAAGAGCTTGAGGACATTACTACCGAAATACTAAAGCTAGAGAAAGCTGGTGCTACTACTCAAGTTATTGACTTAGGCCTTAAAAGAGGCTTAGATGGCAGAATACAAGCTGCTAGGTTATTAACCAAAGAGGAACGCACACAACTTGACTTAAATACTCAGCTATCCGCACAATTAAGAGAAAGGGATAGAATCTTATCTCAGATTGTAACTAAGCAAGTTGGAATTGAGTTGCCGACCCCAACTGGTGGAACTGCTGATGTAAAATTTGATTTTAATTTAATACCTGGGATTAGCAATCTTAGCGAATTTGAGGCTAAGTTAGCTGGCCCTTTAGGTGGTTTATTGCCAGACTTACAAAAGGCGATAAAGAATATACAGACAGACCCTAAAGATGTAAAAATACCCATTAAGCCCAATTTGGTGGCTACGGGTGCGGATCAGGCTGTTTTGGAGTTTGCTAGTAACTTATCACAAGCTTTGCAAAATGCTTTACAACAAGGTTTAGAGGGTATCGGTGAAAGTTTAGGTAACCTTTTATCGGGTGAGAACTTTGGTGAGGGCATATTGAATGTAATTAGCTCTCTACTTAGTGCAATAGGTAAGGCTTTGATAGCTTATGGTATTGCAAAGGATGGAATCGACAAAATATTGGGTGCTGGTGGTATTTTGATACCCGGTACAGCCGCCATCGGATTAGGTATCGCCACGATAGCTGCCTCGCAATTATTAAAGAATTTTGGAGGCGCAAGGGCAGAGGGTGGACCAGTAAGCGGTAATAAAACATACTTAGTGGGTGAAAGAGGCCCAGAGTTATTTGTGCCCAATGTCGCTGGCACTATTGTACCTAATGATGAGCTGCCTAGCTTTGGTCAAGGATTGGCCTCGATGCTAGGTGGAAGGTCAGGCGGTGGAACAACATTAAGAGGACAAGATATTATTTTGGCTTATGCCAGAACACAAAGGAGTCAATTAAGAGTCAATGGCTAATTTTTATTTAGGTAGTTTTGTCAATACGCAAGTAGATTATTCGGACAATAGTGCGAATGAGCAGACTATCTTTATCAAGATTACAAATACTGCCGAGGATGATGAGACAGAGGTACAGCTAGAGACAGCCGATGCCCCTGTGGTATTTCAGACCGTTGACAACTCAGAGGATAAATTTACCGTCATTAAGAGTAAAAGCTGCCGACTAAGGGTTTTTACTAATGATGATGTCAATGCCATGACCTTTGCTGGTGGTGGCGATAATCAATATAAAGTAGAGATTGCGGTCGGTACAGACACAGAGATAGTGTTTACTGGCTGGCTTTCAATATCGGACTTAGGGCAGACCTTTCAGCCTGACCCCAATGTCTTAGAGCTAATAGCCACAGATGGCATAGCCTTTTTAAGAGATTTGTCTTTATCGGATGATGAGGGCAGATATTTGACTGGTCCGCATCCGTTAATTAAATATATTAGCTGGTGCTTAGAAAAGACTGGGCTGCAATTGCCTATCTGGGTGGAAATGAATCTACTTGAGGTCTTAGCTACATACGATGCACCCGCTGACCATTTTTACAATATGCTTTACCTAAATGCTCAGACTTTTGAAACGAGCATAGGGGAGCTTGAGAACTGCTATTCAGTACTTGAAAAGATACTTAAAGAGTTCTGCGATATCAGCCAGCAAAAGAATGTCTGGTTTATTCGTTCTACTGACGAGGCTGGCTATGCGATAAAGAGGGTATGTAAGTTCGACTATACAGGCGAGCCTATTGCCTTTGATTCGCCCCTTTTAGTCAAAGATATTGGAGCCGAGTATGACATGGCCTTTATGAACGATGATGCCAGGTTAAGCCTGCAAAGGCCTTACAAAGCGGTCAAGCATACCTTTGACTATAACTATCCAGCCGAGATAGTACAGAATATCGGCTTTGAGAGAGGTGAGGTGCTTTCTGCCCCCGATCCTACTGCCCCAACCTCAACTGGGGTTTATAGACCAGAGGGATGGGTCCTAGCGAGAGCTGGGGATGGCACAGGTGGGGTCTGGTTAGATCTTTACCAACAAGCTGGGGCCAGAGGTGAGCTTATTAAAGAGTTCTCTTATGGTTTTGAAACACAAAAGTATTTTGTTGTCGAGCATGATGATGTAGTCGGAACTGATTACATACATTACTTAAAAAGTTCTCCCTTTTATGTTCAAAAGGGGGATAGGCTGCAAATATCTGTTGATGTAGGGCAAGATGTCAATATAAACACAATCAACCCGGTTCATGTATGGCTTGAGGCCGATACAGAATATTTTACATGGCAATACGATAACACAAACCCATCGGCAATCGTTAATCAATGGGTTAGCAAGCCAAAGCCGCTTACTTCTGCAATAGCAGACAATCCGTTTACTCAAATGTGGCGGACTAACTTAGATAACTCACTTGATCCTACGGATGAGCTCCCTAAGTACACAAACATAAGCTCAGAGCTAGAGGTGCCAGCCGATGGGCGCATCTGGATTCGTTTGGCAGTCAACTTTAACATCTTTGCTCCAATATATTTTAACAATCTAAGCATAAACCTAACCCCTCGGGTAAATGGCTCATATGCAGTATTAAAAGGGCAGCAGCATATCTCCGAGCAGCAAGTAGATAACATGGCTGTCAGAGATGAAACGGTGTTTATGTCGGATGCTCCCAGAATTGAAATGAAAGGGGCTTTGCTTTTGACAGAGTTAGGGGAAACCTTGTATTCTGGCAATGCAGTCTTTGCGGCTGGCAATGGGGTTAATTTAGATGGCTTTTATACCCCATACTTTAACATCAACGACTATATTGAGGTAAGCAATACTAGCTTAAATAATGGCAAGTATCGCATCGTTGCTGTAGAATACTCACTTATCCCTAATAAGACCATCTTAACCTTTGCCGAGCCAACAGTAAGTGAAACTGATGCTTCGACAACTATTAAGGGCTTTAATTATTTGCTATCTGGCAACTTTTACGACTCAATAGAGTTCCAGGGTAGCCCACCCCAAGAGGACCAGTTACCTTATGGCCAACATCAGAACCAAGCGGTCTGGAATCAATACAATCGAGTCTTTACAGCCTTTGAGGCTACTGTGGATGGATTAGACACCGACAAGACTTATGATGGTGAGCCAGATTTGCCAGATTTACTACATTTGTATAGGCAGAAAGATGCGCACCCAGCTACCACAAACAAAGGCTTTAAGCTGCTACATTACGAGCAGGATACCGATAACTGCGAATGGGGTCTTTATATGATTGAGGTTGTAGATAGTACAATTCCTAAGTCTTATGAGGGTCATTCGTTCAAATATATTCAAGAATGAACGATGGTAAAGTAGTAAGAGGGTCCAGCATGATAGCCTCGATAAAGGTTAACGATGCCTATTATCCTGTCTTTTGTGCTAAGTCTTGCTCGTTTGAAATGAGCAATGAGATTATCAACAGGACCTCTGTAAATGATGGCTTATTCCCTAAAAGGAGGGTTAGGAGGACTGAATGGTCTGGCTCTGCCTCTGGGGTTATGGTTACTAATAACGACTCAAACCGATATAGCCCATTTTACTTTTTACAAGAATCAGTTAGGACAAGTGTTTTGGATTGGCAGTTTGAATTTACTAATCTTGATGGCGAGATAAAAACTATTGAGGGTCAGGCATTAATACAAAACTTGCCAATAACTGGTGATGTGCAATCGTTTGTACAAACAACGATAAATATCATCGGAACTGGTGCTTTCACAGTAGATGCGAGCCCATCTGTTACGGATGTAGATTCGGATTACTGGACTACGGTGGCTGGTCAAGATTATGTAAACGGATTGTCTGTTACTGGCAAAACAATGGTGGGTAAAACGATTTTGGCTATTGCTAGAGAGGGTCTTATTTACGACCCTATCACTACTGGAACACCTACTAATCGTGAGGCCTTGTTTGATAGTGCTTTAGGCAAGATAACCTTTGATGCAAATATACCTTTTAATCCGGGCGAGACTGTCTGGGCTATGTGGAAAAACTAATGATCACTAAAAAGTCATATACCCCAACGGCTGGCACTCATATCATTACTGATAGCTCATTAGTAAATATCAAAATGCTAATGGTAGCCAGAGAGGGCAATACTTATGACATTATCCGATCTAATAATGATATCCAGCTAGATTACAGAGAGGTAAGATATTCGGCCGCCAATGGTGAGCTAGTTTTTGATGTAAATATACCATTCAACCCTAACGAAATAATCAATATAGTCTATGATACGATTCCTTAGTCTTATTTTACTTATGACATTGAGCATAGTAGCAAATGCTCAGGCTCCTAGCAACTATACAAATATCAATGGCCGCTACCGCTGGATAGCAGGTATGTTTGATTCTACCTTTCATATCCCAAAGGGTACAACCCCAAGTCTAAGAACTGGCGGCTCTACCAACTCGGGAGGATTGTTTTATAATACTACCGATTCAAGTGTTTATACTTATACCGGTACGCAATGGATAAAGCTGAGAGGTAGTATAAACCCATCAGATACCACAAATAAATATGTAACCCAAGTCTATAAAAAGACCGGGTCTGATTCTATATTTTATGTCAAAGGTGGTTCACACATTTTTGCCTTTATTGATTCGGTAGGTTCAGGAGGCGGTGGTGGAGGCGGTGGTAAAATCTACTACTTTAATGGTGGGGTGTCAATGGGTACTTTTGGCGGCTTTACTATGTATGAGTTAGGCGACACAGCCAATACTGGAACTGCTGCTAACTTTACTAGGGCTACTACTGGGAATATAGCCAATTTTATTACGGACCCAGGCAAACCTGGCTTATTACAAATACCTGCTGGGGTTTGGAGTGTAGATGCTTGGTTAAGTGAAACTGGAGGTGGGTCTAACCATGCTGAAATATGGGTAGAAGTGGAAAAATGGGATGGTTCAACTATAACAACTATTGCAACCTCACCAATTGAACAAATCACAGAAGGCTCAACCCCTAATTTATATAGTTGGTCTGTTACTATTCCAACTACTTCTTTAGCTATTACAGATCGGATTATTATTCAATTTTATATCTCAAATACCAATGGTAAGACCGTTACCTTATACACACAAAATGGCTATGTTGGCGAGGTGCATACAACCTTTACAACTGGTATAGGTGCAATAAATGGGCTTACTGCCCCTGCTCAGTATTTAGTAACTGGCACATCGGGTACTGACTTTAACATATCCTCTGTAACGGCCACTCATACTTTCAATCTGCCTACTGCCTCGGCTACTAATAGAGGTGCTTTAAGCTCGGCTGATTGGACCGCCTTTAATAATAAAGGGTCTGTTAGCTCAGTAGCTACAAATAATGGCACAGGCATAACTGGGGGAACAATTACTACAACCGGAACTCTAGCCATAGATACTACTGTTATCTCTACTCGTTTGTGGAGGCAAAAAGGTATCGATTCGGTGCAGTCTAATCTGACAGCGGGTTTGGCCTTAAAGGTCAATATCTCAGATACAGCATCAATGCTTTTACCTTATTTGCGTAAAGCAGATACAACGGCTATGCTCAGTCCTTATTTGAGGGCTATTGATACGGCATCACTGAGCAATAGAATAAATCTCAAAGTCAATATTAGCGACACAGCAAGCATGCTCAGCCCGTATCTTAGAAAGGTTGACACAGCTTCCCTCAGCAATAGAATAAATACCAAGCTTAATATATCCGATACAGCCACAATGCTCGGCAACTATCTCAACAATGTAGGCTATGGACTGACAAAAGCCAGTCAAGTCGTATCGGCTGACTCAGCGACCTTATCCGCTTATTATTTGCGTAGAAAGGACTCGTTGACCTCTACTAATTTACTTGGCTATGTAACCAGAACGGTCCTAGCTGACTCAGCTGCTGCTATTAGAGCTGGTTCAGGTACTATTAGTGGTTCTGGAACAACAAACAGAATATCTAAATTTACCGCCTCTGGAACTATTGGAAATTCATCTATTGCGGATTCTAGCAGTTCGGTTGCAATGACTATTTTAAGTAACGGCAATATTGGCATCAATACAACTGCCCCAAGCGAGCGATTGGAAATAGTCGGAACTTCTCGCTTTACCAGAACAACATCCCCAAGTGTGCATCTTAATATTAGTATGGAAAATGGATTTGCTGAATATGATGCGAGAGGGTCAATAGATCACGTATGGGAAACTAGCGGGATTGAAAGAATGAGATTGACTTTTGGTGGCAATTTAGGTGTTGGAACCGCATCCCCAGACTCAATGTTAACCGTATTAGAGGGAGCTAGATTCCAAAGAGGTGTTAGAATGTCAGGACTTCCCTCGGCACCCGGAACTAGAGCTTTAAGAATAGATGCTAATGGTACTTTATCAGTAGCAGACACTACTACTGGCGGTGGTGGAGGTATTGGAGGATCTGGTACAACTAACTATTTGCCCAAGTTCACCGCTTCTACAACATTAGGGGATAGCAGATTTTTTGATAATGGTACTGTTACTTTCTTAGGTAATGGCGATGTAAATGGTACTCCTTCTACGGGTATCTTTAGTGGTACAGGAGGAACAGGCTCAAACGTAGCGGGTGCAGAACTAAGAATAAGAGGTGGTGCAAGTACAGGTAATGCTGCTGGTGGGATAATTAGTTTTTATACTTCTGCAGCGGGAACTGCTGGTACTACTACAAATGCGGCTACGGAGAGAATGAGGATAGATGCCAACGGAAATGTAGGTATAAATTCAACACCGAGCGCGTGGAATACATTATATAGGGTTTTAGAGATTGGGAATTTCTCATTAATAGGAACAGGAAGTGCTAATGCTGCTGATTTATATTTTAATTTATTTCTTAATTCATCCAGCCAATTAATATATAAAACAAGCACTAATGCAGGAGCATATTCGCTTGCAAATGGGCAGCATCGTTGGTATAATGCGCCAAGTGGAACGGCTGGGAATGTTGCAACTTTAACAGAAGTAATGACTATAAATTCCTCAAACAACCTCGGAATTGGTACTACCACAATCGGCTCTCGCCTCCAAGTCAATGGTGGAGCTGCTATCGGCTACTCTGCCTCTACCGCAGCACCAACAAATGGATTGGCGGTTAGTGGAAATGTTGGTATAGGTACAACTACAATCGGTTCTCGCTTACAAGTCAACGGAAACGCAGCCATAGGATATAGTGCAAGTACAGCAGCACCTACGAATGG